GGTTCTACAGTTGCGAACAATTCAAACAATGTAACGTATTATCCGATTTTTACTGAGACAACTACTGGAACAATCTCAACATCATTTGTTAATACTACAAAATTAACATTTAATCCTTCAACAGGAATTCTAACATCAATAGGATATAGTGGTGGTTTATCAATGACTGTATCAAATGCTAACAGTTATTTTAAGGTTCCATTTGCAAATACAACTGGAACTACTAGTGGTAATTTTGAATTGTTACATGAAAGTGGATCAACATTTACATATCTGCCTTCAGATAATCTTCTTACTGTTGGAAGGTTAAGTGTGGGTGCTCTCGGAGAGTTTGGATCAAATGGAACTGGTCAAAGAACCATTCAATCTGGCGGCACTGCCTCAGGTGGAAATAATGGTGATATATACTACATTTACTAATTAAGAATAAAAAAATACTGGAGAAATCAAAATGCCTTGGGTAACAAAAAAAGACACCACTTATTGGATGCCTGTTGTTGTTCCTGAAAAAACAGAGGAATGGCAACAATCTCAAGAAGTAAAGATATATTTTACACATGAGCAGGGGGAAAGAAGTCATCCAAAATGGACCTATGCGAGTAATGGGGCATATGTGGATGATGAATATCTTTTTTATAATGAGGGTTGGAAATTGATTATTGATGATGGTGGAATTGAAATTACTAGAGATGATTTGAAGAAAAAGTTAAGAAATTCTCCAGAGGACTGGGAAGAAATTGATAAAAAAACACTGAAAGTAACATATTCACTTATTGATTTTACTACAGAAGAAATTGAATTTTATAAACAAGAAAAATGGTATAGATTAAGAAAGATAAGAGGATCTCTGTTAAATGAAACTGACTGGATTATAGTAAGAGCATCCGAAGAAAATCTAACTGTTTCCCAAGAAGTCATCACATATAGACAAAATCTTCGCAATTTCCCCGACATAATTAGTGATATTTTAGAATTTGACTTAGATAATTTAACGTTATGGCCAACAAAACCAGAAACTTATTTTGAGGAATAATCATGGCAATATGCGTTAATGCCTCAGGAACTTGGAGAAATATAAGTACAAGTGGATTATGTATTAGACAATCTTATGTTTGGAGAAGAGTGAGTGCTTGTATCAATCATAGTGGTACTTGGAGAGCTGTTTTAACAAAGACTACACCAGCGTCTTTGGGTGCTGCGTATCAGGGTGGAAGATTAATATGTCTTTGTGGAGGACATTGTGCGTGGATTGCTGCGTTGAGCACCACTGAAGTTTCGAGAACTTTTTATTGTCGCGCTAATTCAAACACTACAGCACAAGCAGCTTCTGGATGCACTGGGTGGTTTGTACCTAACACATCTCAAGCACAAAATCCTGGATATTGTTGTAGAGCATATTGGGACAGCTATACTGCTACTAATTATTGGACTGATAGCGCCTATAGTTTTAATATCCCATATTACATTAATATGTCAACTGGTGCTGTTTCTGGCGAGTCGTACGACCCCCTAAGAGGTTGTAGAAATTGTGTTTGCCGCGTTCGGTCATTTAGAACCGTAACTTATTAAACTAAATTGACTTTTGACTAAAAGTTAATTATAATACTTAAAAACTAATTTGATTACTCATGAACTTGATGCCGATTTACTCAGTGCCACTTTGGCAAAGTGAGTACCCAGAGTTTGAAGAACATAGAGAAATATTTCTCAATACAGTAAAGACATATAAGGATGAAAATCCTTCTATACAAAAATCAAATGTTTCAGGATATCACTCCCCCGAAACATTACATTATGTAGAAGAATTAGTGCCTCTATTTGAATACATCTGTCACATGGGATTTAAAGCAGTCGCTGATCTTGATTTCATTGATTGTGATATCGCCCTTACGTCTGCTTGGTTAAGTATTAATGATAGTCGCCAATGTATGAATCATGAGCACATTCATGGTGATGTATTTTCTGGCGTTTTTTATCTTTCGGTGCCAGAAGGAAGTGGAAAACTAGTTATTCCAAATCCTACAATTAATCGTATGTGGGGTGGTTGTCAGTTAACATCTCAAAGAAATCAATTTACTGCTGAGAGTATTAAAATTGAACCAGTGGATGGAAACATTATTCTTTTCCCGTCATATCTTCCTCATTCAGTAGAAACAAACAATCACGACAAAGAGCGTATTTCTATTTCATTCAATCTTATTGCACTACCAAAAGGAACTATTGAGTATCCAAATGATAATGAGGAATAATTCTTTATGAAATCATACTACTTTATTTCTGGTCTTCCTCGTTCTGGATCAACTTTACTTTCTGGAATACTTAAGCAAAATCCAAATTTTTATGCTGATATTGCCTCACCCCTACAAAAAATTACAAAAAATTCTATTGATACAATCAGCGAAAATGAAATAAATTTTTCTGTTACAGAAAATCACAGAAAAAATTTAATGTATGGGATTTTTGAGGGTTATTATAAACATATAGAAAAACCTATTATATTTGACAGTTCTCGTGATTGGACGAAAAAAACAAACTTTCTGCGATCACTTTTTCCATATACAAAAATACTATGTCCAGTTAGAGACATCGTTTCTATTCTTAACTCCTTTGAAGTTATCTCATCAAAAAATCCCTTTTATACAAATACACTCACTGAAAACAACGATAATGTATTTGTAAGATGCGATGGAATGATGGATAAAAATGGAGGGGTTGTTTCTGGTTCCTGGATTCCTCTTCAAGAGGGTTACGCATTAAATCCAGAAATGATTTACTTTATAGAGTACGAAAATTTATGTAAAAAACCAGAAAAAACGATGAGAGATATCTATGAATTTCTTGAGATGCCTTATTACTCTCATGATTTTGATAATGTAGAATATTCTAATGAAAATTTTGATAAAGCTTGTAACTTAAAAGGACTTCATACAATCAAGAAAAAAGTTGAGTATAATCCTCCCAGATGCGTTCTTCCACCAGAAATTGTGAAAAAATATAAAGAGATGAATATGGAATTTTGGAGAAGTAATTATAGACCAGATGCTGATATTATAGAAAAATTAGATAAAAAATTCTTTGAATATAGTTAATGGAGTTTAATATTTTTAAATCTTTGATATGGAAATCAAGGTTAAAGTATAATAAAAAAGATGCATTTATAAAAATAATTCAAGAAAATTATTCAAACAGTCCTATCCAAATTCCAAAAGATTGGAAGTGTACAATTCACTCATCTTTTGATAATAAAAGCGAACATATTCCTAAAGATCTTATCAAATTGATTCAAGATAAATGTAACCAATTTTTGGATTTATATGTAAAAGATTTAAAAATATTTGGTGAATTTTATTTAAATAATTGTTGGTATAATGCATATACAGGAGATCAATTCCAAGAACCACATACACACGGAAATGCTCTATTTTCTGGATGCTATTATTTAAAATTTGATAAAGAAAATCATCATCAAACTGAATTTTATAATCCAAATTTTAATTTAAACTATTCTAGATTAGAATCAAATAATTATTTTTGTTTTAGTCCAGATTGTGAAGAAGACGATATAATAATATTTCCAGCATATCTAAAACATGGGACAAGGGGAATTAAAGGCAATCATAATAAATTAAGAATAACAGTTTCATTTAATATAACTAATAGTAGTGTTTGTTATGAAGAACAACCTAAAAAATATTTTTCTTATCAATAAAAAGGAATATTAAGCATGACCATTGAATTTCATGAATTTGATAAAATCGCAAAAGGTGGTACAGAAATTGTCAAATATGGATTATTAGGCAGGTTACCTAAAGATCTTTTAAGTAAATTTCAGATTGTAACTAATCGTTTTGATTGCTTGGATGAAACAAAAATAAGAATTTATTGGTCACATTTAGATCCAGAACAAAATGAACAAGGATGTGATTGGTTGGGTATAGAATCCAAACCTCTTGCAAATGGTGGTTGGAATAAATTTCACAAAATTGTTTTTGTATCTCATCACCAAATGGAAAATTGGATAAAAAGATATGACATTCCAAGAAGTCATTGTGCTGTTATAAAAAACGCTTTAGATCCAATTCAAATTCAAGAAAAACAAAAAGATAAAATTGTTCTTGTTCATCACTCAAATCCACAAAGAGGTCTTTCTTTACTAGTAGATGTTTTTGAAAGACTGTCTGAGGAGTATGATAATATTGAACTTAAAGTCCATTCATCTTGGAAAATTTATGGAATGGATGAATGGCAAAAAAATTATGAAGCGCAAGATCTATATCAAAGACTAGAAAGACACCCAAAAATTCATAATATTGGGTACTTGCCTAATGAAGAAGTAAAAAAATCATTAGCATCTTCTCACATTTTTGCCTATCCAAATATTTTGACAGAGACTTTTTGCCTCTCTCTTCTAGAGGCAATGAGTGCTGGATGTTTGTGTGTTCATCCAAACTATGGATGCCTTCCAGAAACCGCAGCAAACTGGACTATGATGTATCCTTATCATGAAAAAATTATTGCACATGCAGAGATATTTTATCAAGTTCTTAAGAAAGCAATAGAAGTTGTAAATCACAAAAAAACTCAAGAACATTTAAAAAAACAAAAAGAGTATGTTGATTATCTGTTTAATTGGGAAAGGATAACACAAGAATGGATTGAATTTCTTCAAAGTCTAGAAAACTTACCCCTTAAAAAAGTTTCAAAATATACTTCAATTTCTTATCAATAAAATAATATGCACAAAGAAAAGACATTATTTGTTCATATACCAAAAACGGGGGGGACTTCTATTTTAAATAAAATTGACCAAAGTATGTGGAAAAAAGTAATTTATGCAGGTCATGATCCATTTTTTATTTTAGAATCTAATAACAATCTAGAAAATACTTTTTCTTTTTGTGTAGTTAGAAATCCATATAGAAGAACTTTTAGTTACTTCAATCACTTTAAAAGGGAAAATAATATAGATTGTTCTTATATAGAGTTTTTAAAAATTTTAAAAAGAAAAGACTACTATAAAAAAACTCCAATGATTGTTTATCCACAATCATTTTATGTTTATAATTCAAAGGGTGAGATTTCAATTGATAAAATTTATAGATATGAAAATTTTGGCAAGATTGAAGAAGACTTTGACATACAATTTGAAAATTTAAATTCAGGAAATTATACACAAAAAGATTACAGTGACGCTTATGAGAATGAAGAATGTGTGAGTATAATTCAAGAACTTTTTTCTGTAGATTTTATTAATTTTAAATATGATTGGACGGAGATATGAATAAACCTGAAAAATTTAAAATTATTATGAATACTGAAGAATCTTATAGAAAAAATTTATTAAAAATTTTTGATAGTGATTACAATTCGGAACATAATGATTTGTATAACAGATCTTCTGGATTTAAGAAAGTACTTTGTAATTTTGTCATCAATAGATTTAAAATAGAAAACAAACAAAAGTACAAAGAGTTTATTGATATTTCACAAAGTTTAATAAAAAAACTAAAAGAACTTTATGGTCCAGGAAAATTTTGGAATATACAAGTAGCAAAAATGCAAGGTGGTGGAGAGATTTTGCCTCACATAGATTCTGGATTAGGTTTTGTGTTTTCACATAGAATTCATATTCCACTAATAACAAATGAAAATGTTATTTTTAAAATAGATAATGAAAAATTTTATTTTCCTGCGGGATATGCCTATGAAATAAATAACACCAAGACGCACTCGGTTGTAAATAATAACGATTTAAGTTATAATAGAATACATATCATTCTAGATTATGTTTCAAATGAATACATTTCTTACATAGAACCAAAAGAAAAAAATATAAAACTGTATTATCAATGAAGTAATCATGGACAAAAAACCAACTAGAATATATCAACTAACTATTGAAACTCTCAAAACGCTTGAAGATGTAAAAGTAATTCTTAATGCGTTAAAAATTAGAATTGATACGGACGATCCATCCTACGAACGACTAAAAAAATATTTTACTGTTGAGGTGGTTCCTCCAGGATATCCGCTGGTAGTAGAAAAAGTAGGATATGAACGTCTCAATCAAATGACTCTGGATGAAATAGAAGAAATGGCAGTTGAACTTTTAACAGAAAAAATGCAGAAAATGCAAGATGAAGAAACCAATTGAAATTTTTTCAAGACATTGTTATTATTCAAAATTACAAGAACTTGAAGACAGAAAAAGACCAAAATGGTTTAATAAAATTAAAGTATTTGAAAATTTTAAAAATACCTTAAACACAAATCTTGCAAATTATACGATCATTTATGATGAATTCTATGGATCCATAGATAAAACTTTTTTAACAAAAGAAGAAAATGTAGAAATCATTAATTGTGGTGGAGAATCTTGTAGTTTTTTGAAGACACTAGATATTATTCAATCAAGAAATTTTGATGATGATACTATCATCTATTTTTTAGAAGATGACTATTTACATATTCCTGGTTGGTGTGATGTTATGTTGGAGGGATTTTCCCTAGGTTCTCATTATGTAACTTTGTATGATTTTGATTTCTTTTATGCAAAAGGATTTTTGAGTGAATTATTTGTAACTCCAAGTTCTCATTGGAGAGCAGTGCCAGCAACGACAAACACTTTTGCTTGTACATATAAAACACTTTTGGAAGATTTAGATGTTCATAAAAATTATTCTGTAAATGACATAAAAGATCTGAAGGGATATTTTTATACACGAGATTATGATAAATTTTGGGAACTTCAAGAAAAACAAAGATATTTAATTTCTCCAATGCCGGGATGGAGTACTCATTGTGATGATCTTCACATCAGTCCTGTGATAGACTGGGAGAGGGTTATGAACAATACATATCAAGTTCCTGAATCAAAACCTACAATTAACATCAATTATCTATGAAAATACTAGGAATTTATGGTGCATTTGACTGGGATGCAAACCGTTCTTTTCATCCAGTTACACAAGATGAGACGTGGATTCATGACTCTGGTGCGACTCTGCTTATAAATGGAAATCATATTTGTAGTATAAGTGAGGAGAGACTCACTCGCATCAAATATGAAGGAAATTTCCCTTCTAAATCTATTGAGTATTGTTTGTCTATAGGAAATGTAAAAGAAGAAGATATTGATGTAGTCTGCCTTCCTTCTTCAGGTGTTGATATTTTTTACAAACAACTAAATGATAATGTCATTCACCAAAAAATAAAACAAATTTTTCCAAACGCAAAACTAAAAATAGTTTCTCATCATTTATGTCATGCGGCATCCGCAGTTTTTAGTTCTGATTTTGATGAGGGTTCTTTTGTAACCTTGGATGGAATGGGAAGTAAAGTATATGATTCATACAATCTAAACACCATATTGATAGAAACAAATACCACTGGATATTTTCACAAATCTAAAAATATTTTTAGAATGTATCCAGGATTTGATATTAAAAATTCCGACATAAATGCTTTTGGAAGTTATTATTTGAGATATGCGTTTTCAATTTACAGTAAAAAAAATCATATCAGAAATAAGAAAAACATTAACACGCTAAGAGACAGTGTAAGTGGTAAAATAATGGGACTTTCTGCTTATGGAAGTTGGGAAAATCATGATTGGAAAGATTATCAACTTGCAACTCATTATGATGTTCCCTTTGTTTCATTCAATAAAACGTATGAAACTAAAAATATTTTTAACGACACTTATAACTTTAAAAGCCCAGAAGATATGAGTGCGATTTTGCAGAAAAACTTTGAAAGTGCTTTATTGGATTATGTAACTGCTCTTAAAGAAGCAACATATCTCACTGAAAATATATGTTTTGCTGGTGGATGTTTTCTCAATGTTCTTGCGAATAGTTTAATTAAAGAAAGTAATTTGTTTGAGAACATTCATATTCCACCATACACTAATGATAGTGGATTACATTTTGGTGCTGCTTGCTATGCTGCATTTCAAAATAAAGAAGAAATAACACTCTCAAATAATCTTGCTCTTGTAGGTAAAGAATATAGTGATAATGAAATTTTAGAAGAGTTGAAAAATCATTCAGTAAAGTATCAAAAATATGATTCATTTGATGAATTGTGTGAGATCACGGCATCTTATCTGTATGAAGATAAAATTATTGGTTGGTTTCAAAATAGATCTGAATTTGGACCTAGGGCTTTGGGCGCACGGTCTTTGTTAATGAATCCAAAACCAAAACAAAATAAAGATATCATGAATCTAAGAGTGAAACATAGAGAAGAATGGAGACCATTTGCTGGGATTGTTTTAGAGGAATATTTCAATGATTATTTTAATGAAAACTATACCTCTGACTACATGCTTTATTCATTTACAGTTAAGGAAGATAAAATAAAGGATTTGAAAGCAATCACTCACGTTGATAAAACTTGTAGGGCACAATCAGTTAATAAAAAATTAAATCCACAAATTACAACACTACTTCAAAAGTATAAAAATATATCAGGAGTTCCTGTTTTATTAAACACTTCTTTTAATGATAATGGAGAGCCAATTGTAGAAAGTCCAAAAGATGCTGTCTCATCATTTCTAAATATGGATATAGACTATTTGGTGATAGGAAATTATATTGTATCTAAACCAAGTAAGAAAATAAATTCATCACGCATATTATATCAATGAAAACGATTATATTATTAGATGGTGGACTTGGAAGAATTATTGCTGCAATTCCAGCACTTCTCAAATATCACAAAAATCATCCAGATGAAGACTGGTATGTAATGATTACCGCATGGGATTTTATTACTTGGGGTATTCCAGAGTTGCAGGAGAGAACTTTTAATCCTGACACAAAAGGTTCTTTTGATATATTTTGGAAGGCAGATAAGATAATCTCACCAGAACCTTATCAAGTTCCTGCATATTATCGCAATGAAATTTCTCTAAAAGAAGCATTTGATATACAAATTAATGGTTCTGTAGATCATGATGATTTACCTCCATTACAATTAAAACTTTCTTTATCAGAAAAAAGAAGTGCTTACGAACTATTGGATTATGTTAAACAAAATCAAAAAAAGAAAAAAACCATAGTATTGCAACCATATGGTTCTACAGCAACTCCACATCTCTCTGGAATTTATGATGATACTTTAAGGTCTATTCCAGAAAATATGTTAAATTATTTTATCAATAATCTTTCAAAAGATTACAATTTAGTTTTTATGGGGGCAAAGGAGTTTCATAATACAAAAACTTATAAACCA